GAAGCTGTCAAATACGGAGAACTGGCTGTTGAGGCAAACCCAAATGATGAACGGCTCCAAACGAACCTTGACTTCTATCGTCTATGATTGAAGACATCTAATGTCTAGGAGCAAAAGATGTCCACTATCGCTCAACTCATAAACCGAACCCAACGCCAATTGTTGTCGGGCGTTGTAGAAGAGCGCAACAAATTGTCTGCCAACCTAACTGCTACGGCAACCTCTGTGGTCTTTTCCTATGAAATTAAAGCCATCCGAACTGGAGCCATTATCGAGGTTGGTGCTGAACTGATGTATGTGTGGGAAGTTGTTTCTGGTACAAAGACAGCAACGGTAGAACGTGGGTTTAATGGCACCACAGCAGTCGCTCATTTGGCTGGAGAAATCTGCCTTGTCAACCCACGCTTCCCTCGTCATCAAATAATTGAAGCATTCAACGATGACTTGTCTGACCTTGTTGCCCCAATGAACGGTTTGTACAGAGTTAAAACCCTTGACATTAATTACAATGGTTCAGACACGATGATTAACCTGCCATCTATCGGTGATGTCATTGAGCTACTTGATGTTCGGCTGCGTTACCTGTCAACTGACTACCCACTTATCCGGCGCGTCAGCCTGGTACGTAACCTGCCAACCTCTGACTTCGGATCTGGTACAGCGTTGAAATTTAATGAACCCACCAGATCGGGTGTTCTTCGCATCACCTACAAAGCACCGTTTAATCGCATTAACCGTGAGACAGATGATCTTCAAGTGAACTGTGGATACCCTCAGTCAGCTGAAGACATTTTGGTTTTAGGCGCACAGATTAGGTTGATGGCCCCTAGAGAAATCAAACGTAACTTTACGGAATCACAGGGTGACACACGGCGCGCAGAGGAAGTACCAGCAGGTGCAGTTACTAACAGCATCACAAACCTTTTGCGTATGCGCCGAGATCGAATTACTGCTGAAGCCACAAAACTTGACTCTCAATACCCTATTTATTTAAACAGGGACTGACATGTCAAATATCATTGATTGGCATGACAACCTGGCAGATGTTCCAGCGTTCTATACAGGCACAGGTGCATCACAACTAGTTCCTTCAGTTTTCCCTGTCGCTATTGATGGCCGCCCATACATGATTGATCAACAGTCAAAAGATTTTATGAGTGGGTTTGAACCTCGTATTAGAGATTCATTCGACCAAGGTACTGAACCTGGAGAAGCAACTATAAACCCACAGGGTTTGTGGAGGCGTAATCAGAACTCTTGGCATGCTGGTGCAGGTCAAATATATGCCGACGTTGATTCTGATCCGTTTCGATTCTTTAAATCTAAAGGTGTTAACCCTTGGGTTAAAGGTCAGTTGTCTTTGTTGAATGAAACTAAGGTTTCTCTTTCTAGCGCAAACACGAATTTGTTGATGTGTGTTGTCGAGTCAGGTGGTACTGAGTATCTGTATGTAGCTGATGGTGGGGTGCTTCGGTTTTCAAGTAACCCTTTTGATGCCAGCCCTACTTGGACTGCGATTACGACTGCAACATCAGGCACACTACCAACTACTGCTATTACTGGTTTAGAAACCAACGGTAAGAATGTTTATATAGCGTGGACAGGCAAAGACATTTGGTATACAACCCCAGGTGTTACTACTGCTACTTTCTTTTATCCAACATCAGGCACACATGACCAAACTTATGAGGCTTTTGGTTTTGCTAAAGGTCGTGGGTTTGCGGCAGTTGCACAAGATCTTTACCAAATTGGTCTGGGTTCAGGCTCACACACAATTTTCTATGACAATCCAGACACAGACTTTCGTTGGGTTGGTGCAGCAGCAGGACAGAACGCTGTCTATGCGGCAGGTCGTTCAGGAGATAAAAGTCTCGTATATAAAATCACAGTCAAAGCAGACGGAACACTTGACGTTCCTGTTGTAGCTCTTGAGTTACCAACTGGTGAAAGAGTTTCTGCTATCCACGGATACATCGGATTTATTCTTATCGGATCAAACAAGGGTATTCGATTCTGTTCAACCGATGTTGATTCCAACCTTGTTGCTGGTTCAATTATTCCAACATCAGGGAATGTAAATGACTTCACATCAGAAGGACGTTTTGTTTGGTACGCATATAGCAACTATGACGGAGTGTCTACTGGTTTAGGTCGTCTTGATTTGTCAGTATTTACATCACCCAACACGCCTGCTTGGGCAACAGACTTGATGTATACATCCACAGCTAATGTTTTGTCGTGTGCCACTATTGGATCTAAGCGCGTGTTCTCTGTTTCTGGTGTTGGTGTTGTGGTTGAGAATGACGCATCTAAAGTGGCAACTGGCAGTATTGAGACTGGCCGTTTCCGTTGGGGAATTATGGACAGAAAGTTTGTTGTCAAGGTTGATTTGAGAACTCTTCCCCTTACTGGTTCTGTTTCTTTTTATACATCTCTTGACGGTAACGATTATGTTTTGAACGGCACATCATCTTCGGCTACTGCTGTCCAACACACTTTTGATGGCACCGAAACTAAAATGATTGAGGCCAGTTTTAAAGCTGTGCTTAATCGTGATGCTACGGTAACTTCAGGTCCAACGGTTACACGGATAACTGGTCGTGCCTATGTCACCCCGACACGTAGTGAATTTTTCAAAGTGCCTGTAATGCTCCACCAAGAACTCAATGTTTGGGGACAGACGTATTACTACGATGTCAACGCTGAACGAGCAGAATTCAAAGAACTCATCAACAACCCACGCGTTATTACCTTTCAAGAAGGTACAGATATTTACTCGGTAATCGTGGAGGATTTGGAATGGCGACCATCTGACGCTCGTGGGCGTGAATGGCAATGGGATGGTACTGCTATTATTACGATGCGATCTATCCAGGAGTAGTAATGCCTAAAACACGTCGACAGTATGCAGGTGGGGCAGTTGCCAGCACTTTAAGTTCGTCTGTTGCTGCGTCTGGTGTTACGACTTTTAATATTGTTGCTAATACAGGTTGGCCGTCATCTGCTGGTGTGCCTCTGTTTGTCGTTGTGTCGCCTCAAACCTCTTCTGAGGAAAAGATGTCCGTAACCATATCCGGAACTACTTTGACGGTCGTTTCACGAGGTGTTGACGGAACCACAGCAGCATCTCATTCTTCGGGAGCAACCATCTACCCTGTCTTTACAGCCACCGATGCCGATGAAGCCAACGAACTAACTGCCAAATATGCAACCCAAGGATCAATTGTTTACCAGGGTGCGTCCACATTCACCGAACTTGCTCTTGGAACATCTGGTTATCCACTTGTAGCTGGTGCTTCAGCACCTGCATATTCTCAACTGACTGCAACAGGTATCGCTGATGGTGCTGTGACTTCAGGCAAAATTCTTAACGGCACAATTGTTTTGGCCGATCTTGCTGCAGCGTTGCAGGCTTTCCTTGTTCCTGTAGGAACTATTGCTATGTGGGGTGGTTCTTCTGCCCCGACTGGTTGGTTGCTTTGCGATGGCACTAGCACTAGTGGTTACACAACTTTGGCTGGAATTGTTGGTGCCACAACTCCTGACATGCGTGGTCGATTCCCAATTGGTGACAACTCCACGTTGACTTTGCTTGGTACTGGTGGTTCGCTCACTATTGCTGAGGCAAACCTTCCTTCTCATACCCACACGTTTAGTGCTACTACTGGGGCTATGTCGGCTAATGCTTCACCGAGCCATAGCATTACTGACCCTGGGCATAGCCACACCGTTGACACATCTGACAATTTTAATGGTTCAACAGTTGGATTGGCAGAACCAGGTGCTTTTGTAATCACTACTGATGAACCCAATGTGGTCAACTCGGCTGTTACAGGCATCAGCATTGCCCCTCACGACATCGCCCACACCCACAGCGTTTCAGGCACCACAGGCACAGGCTCAGGCTCAGGAACTGCTTACTACCCCCCACACCTTGTAGTAAACTACATCATCAAACACGACTAAGGAAAAACAATGATCAAAATACAAACCCTCATTGGACGAATCATCGCAGTATTCGGATCATCAGCCCTTGCAGCCGTAGCTGGTGGTGCAATCTTTGGCGTAGAACTTTGGAAGTCAGCCGCCATCGCAGGTTTCATGGCCGCAGGAAAAGTAACAGAAGCTCTTTTACGCGCATGGTCAGAAGACGGAACGCTCACGAAAGAAGAAGTTGCCGCCGCTTTCGGTAAGAAGGGCTAGCAGATACGCCGTAGCAACGGCGTTACTATCTTTATTTCTATGGTCTGGAGTAGTCCAAGCACAAAACCCGATCATCACAGAACCAACAGATATTTGGTTTGACTACACAGAACCAACCCAGTTCGTAGCGCAAACATACATGGTTGAAAACTACCCATCCGACCCGATGCTGTGGCTTTATGACGAACAAGGAACGCTACTCGCAGCGAACGATGACAGTTACGGCTTGCAGTCATACATCTCTATCGCTGTACCTGCTGGCCGTTACCGACTAAGAGCAGGAATCTGCTGTAACGACCCCAACGCGTGGCGCACAAACGGAGGCTGGAACTTACAGTACGAACTGGGTTTCAACGGTGTCGGCTCTATGCAGACAACTACCACAGAAGAATCGACAACCACAACATCCACGTCAACAACGACAACATCAACCACCACAACCACATCAACTACCACCACCACAACAACAAGCACCACGACAACCACGTTGCCACCAACAACCACATCAACATCAACTACCTCGACCACGACCAGTACTCAGCCAGCAACCACGACCACCACATCAACCACAACAACGCCACCCACCACTTCCACAACTTCAACTTCAACCACCGTTCCAGTCACTACAACAACTGAAAACCCTACAACAACCACAATCCCAGTTGTAATACCCCCCGAAGTCACCCCCGAAGAAGCTGTTGCAATTGCAACTAGTTCAGAAGTGCTAGCCACTATCACAGCAGAAGAAGCCACCCAGGTGTTTGAGGCTTTACAAATTGATGAACTATCAGATACCCAGTTAGAACAACTAGTTGAGGCCGTTCAAAACGCCCCTGAAGAAGTGCGTGAATCCTTTGAAGAAGAAATTGACATCTTCGGATCTGGAGCTGTTGACAGTTATGTGCCAATCGGCTCAACAGTTCCAGTTAAAACACGTCGCGCACTTATCGCTATAGCCGCTGTCGCATCACTCGCCCCAGTTGCTGCAAGACGGAAATGGTAAACTGCAAAAATGCGTAAATATCTCGGAGCAATAATGTCGCTGGTGCTGTGGGCATCAGGTACAGGTCTTGTGCTGATTACATTGTCCGGTGACGCACTTCAAAAAGCTTTATTTATTAGCGTTGCAACATTCTTTATTAACATTATTGCTATTGCTTTAGGCTTCGGCGTAGAGGAATAGCAAATGCCAGCAGGGAAGGGACGGACCTGCTGGCATTGCCTTCAGAAGCATACAACATTCGTCTAGAATAAGTTCCTTCACACCCCTAAGCAGGAGAACTTATGCCACGCAAATACACAGGTAATACCGATGGACTATCGCGCACAGGTCTTCGACCAGGCACAAAAAAGTTTATGGATTTAGCGATCAAAGAGTTTGGTATGACCAACTTGGGTGGGTTCGCTAATCGTTCTATGAACAACCCTAAAGCTAAAAAGAACGACCCTAAATGGTTGAGTGTCCACGCAACTGGACGTGCATGCGACTTGGGGTATTCGGATCGCAAAAAAGCAATGGAGTTGTGGCACTTCATGGTTGACAACAGCAAAATTTGGTTGTTAGAAGAGGCACATGACTATGCCTTCGATGAAGACAAAACCGACAAAGAAAAAGGTTGGGGCCGTGGCTATCGCTGTTCACGTGGCGAAGGTACAGATCCTAAGTCGATCAAGATTTATGATTCCCAAGACAATGCCGGATCACAAGGTGGTCGCTGGTTACATTTCGAACTTCATCCATCTATAGCTGACGATGCCAACAAGGTTGCCGCTATTTGGAAATCGCTGAAGCCAGCATGAGCGAGGCAATCATCGTTGCTGTAATCGCCTCAATGGGAGGTGTGTTGGCAGCGTTGGTCCAATTGATGCGTAAAGAGAACCGAGATGACCATGCCATGGTCGGACAGTCTTTAGACCGTATTGAAAACAAACTAGATAGTCACATTAACGACCACCTGAAGGGCGACATTTGAGGTAGATTTCTTCCTCTACTAGAAGGGTGCTTGCCTATGACGGCAAAATTTGACAGACTGGACTTGTGTACGTTAAGGCACTTCCTAACCAGGGTAGTTACTAGGGGACACACAGAAGAGGATCAACTGATCAATCTTGTAATAAAGATCGACCAGCAATTAGAGGGGACTACCCATGACACTATTAGACAAACTGGAACAAGGACCGACGCGTAAGCCTCGAGTCTGCAAGTATGTAGTTGTGCGTTCAGCTATGGATAAAAAACTAGGTGCAAAAGTTGATGAAATTCTCAGCAAAATTGCTTCTGGCACAGGTGAATACAACACAACCTGGCTAGCAAGAACTTTGCGTGAAGATGGAATCATCATCAATCACGCCACTCTTAATCGTCATACTTTTAAGGAGTGCTGCTGTCATGCCCATTAATGATTCCCCCGAGTTAATTGAACTACGAAAAAATCACGATCGTTTACAGGTCGAGATGAACAAGGTTCGCCGGCAACGAGATTCAGTTACCACCCAAGTTGTACAACTTGAAGGTCAAATTGAAAAACTTGAACGAGCTTTAAATGTTGTTGACATGGCAGAAGGTTCTGCTATTGACCCACCTAAGTGGCTAGCAAAAACAAGCAAAACACGCAACAACGCAACAGTTGTAGCGATGCTGTCAGACACCCACTTTGATGAGGTTGTTTTGTCTTCCGAGATGGAAGGTCTAAACGCGTACAGTCGCAAGATTGCTACACAAAGACTTGAACTATGGACACAAAATGTTATTCATCTGTCACAGAACTACCTATCTGGTGTTACTTATGACGGTATGGTTCTCATGCTTGGTGGCGACATCTTCTCAGGAGACATCCACGAAGAACTAGCTGAAACGAACGAAGATTCCATGTTGGGATCATTGTTGTATTGGTCAGAACAAGTTGCTGCATCAATTGAATTGTTCTCTGCAACATTTAAAAAGATTCATGTTATTTCTGTTCCAGGTAACCACGGTCGAATGACACGCAAACCACGTGCCAAACTCCGTGCCAAAACAAACTTTGACTGGTTACTTTCAAAAATGGTTGAACGCCATTTCGCTGGCAACAAAAATGTGACATTCAATGTTCCTGACTCAGCTGATGCTGTAGTGGAAATATATGGCTACAGACATTTGTTGACACACGGTGACCAAGCCAAAGGTGGTGGTGGCATCGGAGGAATCTGGCCAACAGTTATGCGTTTGCGCGCCAGGAAACTGCAACGCTACGCCGACACCGGATCACCATTCAAAACGATTTGGATGGGACATTGGCATCAGTACATTTCAACGCCAGAACTAGTGGTGAACGGATCGATGAAGGGTTATGACGAGTACGCCATGATGAACTCTTTCCAATTCCAAGTGCCTCAGCAAGCTCTTGCCATTGTGACCCCACAGCACAACATCACATGGCAATGCCCTGTTTTCTGTATGGATAAAGCAAAAGAGAAATGGTGATAAAGTGGATGCATGCCCCGAGAATATTGGCTTTCATGCGACTACTGCGATACCGAATGGTCATCTAAAACCAGCCGTATATGCCCTGAATGCGGCCGTAGAGGCGTGGAAGAAAACGAACGTGTCAAGTTCGACCGATTCGAAGACTAACTACCCCATTGTTTTAGTCACCTGGGCAGATGCCCATTGTGGCGATCAAGGCTGGCTTGAGCTGGAACACATAGAAGACGATGGTGAAATGCTGGTATCAACGGTCGGATACCTAATTCCGGCTGGCGAGGGAGGCAAAGAAGGCCATTTGACGATACTCCAGACCTATAGCGATGGGGAAGGAATCCACCCTTTTTACATCCCCATAGGCATGGTACGAGAAACCAAACTATTAACTTGACACACCCATAAATTACGGTTACCGTAGTTCACAACAGAAGGGACCCCATGAGAACTTGGACTCAAATACAAAAAGAAACGCACGGCTCACAAGCTTGGCTCAATCAAAGATTCGCTAACGCGCTCGGAGAAAAGCAGGTGTCAGCCTCAACAGCTGCTGCTATCTACGACAAGCACCCATTCACCTCGGCTGCCGCTTACGCTGCAGAGCTTCTGAGGGACACACCCCCAGTCCCTCAGGAGCAGAACGAGGCTATGGAACGAGGCAACCGTCTTGAACCATTTATTTTGGAATGGGCTAACGATCGACTTGGTGAAAACTTCGTGACACCCGACGTGCTTTATGTTTTCTCTGATGACAACGCACGAATGATTGCAACCCTTGATGGTTTCAACGGTGAAAAGATTCTAGAGATCAAAACATCCACACGTGACTGGACAGGTGAACTACCTGAATACTGGCGTGTACAAGGAATCCACCAAGCAGTATGTGCCAACGCGCATGAAGTTGTGTGGGCCATCTTTGATCGCACACAAACACTCAACATCTACACACAGTTTGTTTCATCCGATGAAAAAGAAACACACATCAACGCTGTAGGAACATGGCTTTCATACATTGACATGGGCATGACACCAGAAGGTGTTGCTTGGACATACGAAACAATCACAACACGTCACCCTCAAGATGACGGTGGTGTGGTTGATCTCGGACCTAAAGGTTCAGAACTTGTAACGCAACTACGCCACATCAAATCTGAACTCAAATCTTATGAAGCCATGGA